TCTAGAGTTTTATAACATATTTTAAAGGTTTTGTCAAGTGATTCGAGAAATTAAATCAGTTAGCCGTAAAGATTATTTACCGTTCATGTTGAATATTCATTACGCTAAACGTGTACCAAGTGTAAGTTATGCTTATGGTTTATTCATAGCTGATAAGCTAGAAGGAATCGTAAGCTACGGTACTCCACCTAGTTCTACGCTACGGAGAGGGCTGGCAGGTGATAAGTATATAGGCGATGTTCTCGAATTAAATAGGCTAGTGTTACAGTGTAACAATAAAAACGATAGCTCGTGGTTAATTGCTAATAGTTTAAAAGCATTACCAAGAAATAAAATAGTGGTGAGTTATGCTGACACTAGCCAAGACCATGTAGGATATGTATATCAGGCAACTAATTTTATTTACACAGGGCTGTCTGCCAAACGTACTGATTGGAAGGTGCGAGGAAAAGAACATCTACATAGCCAAAGTATTGTAGATGAGTTTCGAGGGCAACCTAATCGTAGTAAACTGATGCGAGAAAAATATGGTGATAACTTTTATTCTATCGATAGACCTCGCAAACATAGATATATTTTTATAGTAGGTTCAAAGACTTATCGCAAGGAGGTGTTAAAGAATTTAAAATATAAAATAAAAAATTATCCGAAAACGACTTGACAAGCTAACCCCGATTTGTTAATCTGGTTTGGCATTTGGGAGATGGCTTGCGGAAAAGGTGTAGCGACCTGATACTCCCGAAATACGTACAACATGGAACACCGCAAGTCTTTTTAAAATTAAGGAATACATTATGCAAACGATGTTTAATAATCACTCACATATTCAAGCACTTAGAGATAATGGATATGGTGAGGCTGACTTTGAAGTTGATAAGGCTGAAGTGTTATATAATAATACGGCAGGTATACAGAGATTTCCTACTAAGGAAGTGTACTACCGCACTGACAACGGGCAACCTATTGCAATACATGGCAAGCGATACAAGCCCGTACAATATCCTGACATGATAGGCAGGACTCGCGATATGCTAGAGCGTTCTAGCTTGGACTGCGATAGTATCAAAGAAACCATACAGGTATCACCCAACGGAGGAATGTGCCTTGCAGAATATACCCTTCCAGCTACGAGTTTTAAGACTCCTGATAATGACTACGGTAGCGTTAAGGTCATGGCGTTGTCGAGTTTCAATGGAGTTTGGAGTTTTATATTATCTTTGGGCTTTCAGCAATGGGCTTGCTTGAACTCACAGATTATGATTACCAACCCTGCGAGTATTTACAAGTCACGACACACCAACAAGCTCGACATAGATGCAGGTGTTCGTATGCTAGGTAAGACTGCGAATGTTCTTGAGACTGAACTGGAACTGTGGCAGAAAATGTATAGCACAGCAGTAGGTAGGCATGATGTAGCAAGAGCGTTTGCGAACACAGCGAACTACACTGGTGATTTGAATGTATTGCTACAAGATATTGTAGAGTATGGCAAGCCTGTTAATATCAAAAATAATTGCTTGACATTCCTCTACGATGTGTTTAATAATAGATACCGTCCCAACATGGGAGCTAACCAATGGGCTGTATACAATGCGATTACGGATTGGGCTACCCACGCCCCGTCTAAATCTAAAAACGTGATTGCACTTGGGCAACGCAGGACTGAAAGAGCTACGACTGCGATTAAAGAGTGGTTGAAGGTAGCGTAAGAATCCTCGTATGAGCTAGGGCATCTCATAAAACTGCCCCTACTTTTAAAGGAGAAACACATTGAATAGAAGCGAAAAATTTTGGAACACGAACAGTGATGCAGTACGTAAGTATGACGGTGAGCTTATGGATTCATCGGGTACTGTGTACAGAAATGGTTACTACCAACCAAGCCAACAAGTATTACCTGTCGCTAGTTACTGGCATGGTAATGGTAGGCACGAGTGTTATGTAAGTGAGCTTGCAAAGTTGATACCTGCTTCTGGTAGGGTTAAAAACCCTCGTAAGAACAAGCACTTAGAACATTACAGAGTAGTGTGTAATGCGTACTACGACCTGTATAATAATGGTGGATGGAATCGTGCGTCACAGATTTACCAGTATGCAGGTAAGAGGGGCTTAAACGAAAGGTATGTTTACGTAGCCCTTGAAATTTATGTAGATTATGTTATACTTACAGCATATGCAGAGCAATTTGGATTAGACATGGAGGTACGAAATGTTGCTTAAACTTGCGAGGTTATTATCGGATTTGAACTGGTGGTTTTCTATGTTACCTTTACGGTACAGTTTTTTCAGACTAAGAGTAACCATGAAAATAATTGAATATAAAACTAATCGGAGGCTAAAGAAATGTCGAAGCTCTTAAATACATTTATAACAAAGGAACATCTGCCATTGAAACAGTTTAAGTTGGAAGTAATGAATATACTTTTTAATGGTCAGGCTGAATCTAAAGATGTGACAGACGAGCAAATCTATGCTAAGTTAAGAATACTCAAACGCTACGAACAAGATGTGCTTGAGGGTAAAGACATGACACATTGGGCGTTACAGAATATATCGTAGGAGATAACAGCATGAGTAGTTTATTTAAAGATTGGGCAGTTGACAAAGCTATTGACAACGCTATGGTAAAAGCCGAGAATCTGAAAGCACAAGGTACAGTCTTGGATGATGATGAGATTGATACATTAACCACACTAGAATTTAACCAACTTATGGAGAGATACAATGGAACTTCCTGAAGACATCATGAACCTGCGAGACTTAAATAAAAACATCGAGTACATCGCGGAAGATGTGTGGGCGAGGATATTTGGACTAACTCTGAGCGTATCCTGCCCTAACGACAGGGCTAAAGCCTTGTTCATTAATTTCGTAAGTAAAAAATATAAGGAAGATTTAATCGAAAACGAAGAGCTATATGTTGATACCGAATATTGCTACAATTTAATTACAGAATTTATAAATTATCTAGTAGACAGGGGTTGACAAAGGCTTCCTGTTGTGCTAAGATAGGCACATCTTTTTTAACCGACACATAGGAGAAACTAAATATGGTTTATGAAGGTACTGCAATGTGGGCTAACATTACGACACCCAACACACGATTTGAACCTAAGTATTCGATTGACTTGGTAGTAGATAACGATACTGCACAGTCTCTCAAGAAAGAGGGGTTCAATGTGAAGTTCGATAAGGAAGAAGGCCCGACCATTACAATCAAACGTAATGTCAATGGCCCGAATGGTATGGTGCGTAAAGCTCCAAAGCTGCTCGACAGAAACAAGAACGAGATGGACTGTCTTGTAGGTAACGGGTCTAAGGTAAAGGTACAGGCTAGACCGTGGGAGATGTCACGTAACGGTCAGGACTTCAAAGGTCTTGAGCTACAGGCAGTACAGGTTATTGACCTTGTACAGTACAGCTCAGGTGATGGAGATGAGTTTGATTCCGTAGTCGAAGAAGCGGAGGTTGATGAGTTATGAGTGTAAGTTATAAGCATGAAGATAAAACTTACGACCCCAATAAATTTATTGATGAGGGTAAGGCATACTTCAATCAGGTTGCACAGCTTCACGTTGAAATTGAAACATTGCATAAACAAATAGCAGTTCTTCAAGCGGCCTCGATAACTTTTAATTCTCGAATACGAGAACAACTTACGGATGAGATGTTACTAGGTGATACTCCATATGAAGAGTTCACAGACGAATCCGTAGAGGGAGGTGTACTTTAAAATAAATTGACCTTTGGGGTATGTCTATAAACTGCCCCATAATTTTAAACTACAGGAGGTACGAATGGCTTTTGTTAAATTCCATCAGCCGTGTCCAGCGTGTAGCTCAAGCGATGCCTGTTCTATCAATGAAGATGGTTCGGCTTATTGTTTTAGTTGTAGCACAAGAATTGCAAACTATGAAAAGGGAGACAATATCCAAGACATAAAAGTACAGCGAATGAACAGCGTAAACGAAATTGAAGGGAGCTTCGTTGCTCTCAATGACCGTGGTATCTCGTTAGCCACAGCAAAAAAATATAACGTGAAATGTATTACGAACAAAGAAGGAAAAGTAATACGACATTTTTATCCGTACTGTGTCGCGGCTGAGGTCACGGCCTACAAAGTTCGAGAAGAAGGTAAGCACTTTACATGGCGAGGTAACTCACAGGGTACAGGTCTGTTCGGCCAATCTACATTCAGAGACTCTGGAAAGTTTATTACACTTGTCGAAGGTGAATGTGATGCGATGGCTGCCTATGAAATGTTAGGTTCTAAGTGGCCTGTAGTAAGTGTTAAGTCTGGTGCGGCAGGTGCTGCCAGAGATGTCAAAAACTCCATTGAGTTTCTTGAAAAGTTTGACTGTGTGGTTATAAACTTTGACAACGACAAAGCAGGAATAGAAGCCGCTAAGAAAGTAGCAAGATTACTTACTCCAGGCAAGGCTAAGATTCTTGCATTACCT